CTAGAAAGCCCTTCCCCTCGAAGGAAAACCCAACTATATCTAGATATCATTGGCCCGTAGAATCGAACTACGCTTACACAATAGGTTTTTTTCTATACCGCTCCAACGCGGTGAATAAAAGGTTACATACGCGTTAACTCACATCCAGCTCTGAAAAGGAATCATACTCATCTAGGAACTCATACGATGAATAAGTAGTGTCCTGATACGTCGAATCATAGACATTCTTCTGTACTAAGACTTCCCAGAGCGGAAAGCCCGAAACAAGCTCTCCTGGAGTCATTCCCATTTGACGTATTTTCTTTAAATCTTCTACAGCAACACGTTCCATCAAACGATTTCGCAAATTATCTGGTCCAATTACACTCACAATTTCCGAATACAAAAGATGCATACGATCATACGCATCTCGATTTGAGGCATAAGTACCATACGCATGACCCAACAAAGAAAGAAGAACATCAATCTCATCCCTCGACCGAGTCTCTCGACCCCAAACGGCACGAATTAAGAACTCCCGACTCTCCCGGAACGGCAAAAATTGCGGCTGCCCTGGTCCTCGGTCAGGATTTATCACAAATTGATGTTTTAAGAAAGTAGCACCTACATCAACCAGCCACCCATCCCGAGTCTTAGACACAAACTGAACACCATCCTTCAAATCTCGCAATTTTACGTTAAAATGAGTCTTCAAGAAGGCCGCAAATGCCGTTCCCGAGAAATAGTGTGCTCCTAAACCCTCACCTTTATTATAAAGATGATCATCTCCATATACCACTGCCTTCACTACGGAGAGGAACTCCATTTCTAGCTTCTCTCGTTTTTCAAGATCTGTCTCTGAATGCATAGTAAACACGCAGAAAATGCAAAAATAAAAAAGCATTGCCCAAGAGTCCAAATGACTAGTCTGATAAGCTCCTGACGGGACACCTGCCTTTATAATTCCCCACACATCTGCGAAAATTCGAGTAACCCGATTCAACATAACTTTGAGGAGGAACTTCGTAATTCGCTCAAATACTTTTTTCTCCTCATCGTCTGCCTGATGAATGTGCATTGTAGAATAGTAGAGGTTAATGATATCCTCAATAACCCCTTGATCAAACTTCTCAATATCCCCCTCAACAAGAATCTTCTTAAACATGTTCTCCGCAGTAACTCCTAAACAACGAGCAATAGTATCTGCTCCTCCATGAGACCACTTATGTCC